AACAGCCAGCGCAAGCGTCTCGACCTTACCGTGCAGGGATTTGTGCGTGCGCTGTCTCGGAATCCCAACCTCTATCTCATGATTGCGACCAACCTCAATCCGCAGACAGGGGCCTATTACGATATTCAGCGCATCTATGCGGAAGAACTCAAACTCCGGGGTCTCGATCCACTCACGTGTCTCCGCAATCTCATCCTCGTCGACACGTCGGCACCGAACGTTGTCGATGATGATGGGGTGAACCAGATGTACAATCTGGCGGATCTTGGGATCAACACGTCCGACGGCGAAGGGTTCGGGCTCTGTCAACTCGAGCATCTCTACACGGGCGCCCCTCAGGTTGTCACGTCTCTGCATGGCTACAGCGCATTCCTCGACGAGCGTGTCGCCTCCTTTGTCCCTGCTGCGGGACGGTCGTACTTTGCCGGAGGCATGCCCCATGGACTCTGGTATCCGACCTTCGATCCCGAGGACGTGGCCAAGGGAATTGAACATGTCGTCTCGCATCTGGAGGAGATGAAGACAGCCGCAGCGGGGGTTTCGTTCAAGACATGGAGCGCCGTCTGCGATGGGTTCCTTGAGGACCTCCTCATGCTAACTGGAGGCCAGGAATCCAGCGTATCTGTCCCGGTGACGTCAAGTCTCCCATCCGCATGAGACGATTGTTGTCTTCAAAGGCCGGTCCATCAAAGACCTCCTTGCTATCCGGATCAATCAGGAAGACCATCCCCTTGATACTGACCTTCTGGAGGCGCCGCTTTCTGCGCTGGAGATTGCGCAGGTAGGTGGAATCCAGATCCTCCGTCTTAATGTTCGGCTTGAAGGCGAGATCCTCGCCCGTCACCGTACTATCGAATCGCATACACGTAATCACAGGCGTTTCCCGACTATGCAGTTTGCGATGAATTTCGCAGTCGACGGCCGCCTGTTTCAACAGCAACCCAATCTTCTGGTTGACCTTCTCCTTCTCATAGGCCTTCTCGTAGAGATACTCGTCCGTGCTCATGAACACCTCCACGGGGTCGCCCTCGTAGCGCTTGGTCGCCATGTCCGTCCGGCGGACGAGCACCACGTTCACGCCGTCTGCGGACTTGGTCTGGGCCTCGCTAAAGACGGAGATGTAGAAGGAGACCCGGACCGTGCGCTCTTCGACGGGGAGCCGGGCATGCGAGCAGATCCGAATGGCACGTCCAATGACCTGGTCGTGACGAGCCGGATTCCAGTGCGGCTCCATGATGTGAACGTGCCGCACATTCGCCAGCGTAATGCCCTCGGCGCCTGCGGCGGTGATCATGAAGAGACAGAGTTTCTTCTTGGGCTGCGACTCAACCGAGGCCTTGAGACTCGGAGGGAAGTTGTCACTGAACCCAACGCCGTTAAAGATCTGACGCATATACTCACGCTGCTCGGCGTCCTCATTGCCAGTATAGAAGGCAAAGGCAGGCTTCTCTGTATCGAGCGCCGGGTCTTCGACCCACTGATTGGCCTCCTTGACCAGTTTGTACTCCTGCCACCCGTTGGCTTCCAGGGCTGCGCTAAACACACCCAGACCTTCGAGGTTCCGGAAGTAGGAATAGACCAGTTGATTGCGGAACGCCTCTCCGCCGAGCGACGTCTTGATATTCGTCATCATCTTGAGCATCTTTGGGCTGAAGGACTCGAGCGCCTTCTCGGTAAGATACCGGGCCGGAGCCGCCTTGAGGGCCGTCAGGATTGCCGACTTGTCGGGCGGGTTGTCCTCCGTCTCGGCTTCCACATCGGCCTTGGAGAGATCTGAGGGCACAGCATAGTCACAGGCCAACCGGGAGTTGACACGGAACGTCTTCATCTCATCATCTGCGGCTCGCAGCGGATTCATCTTCTTGCGGGCGTCCCGCTTGATCTCCTCAGAGCGGATCGTGAGGTAGTGATTGAACTGCTCGTCGGACATCAGCACCTTTTCCAGCATCTTGTCATCGTCGACACGGCGAGGAAGCATGCGCTCATCGGCGCCCTTGAAGTACGAGACCAATCCCTGAATGCGGCGCTGGAAGAGCAATGGATTCTTGATGGTCAGTCCATCGAGGAAGAGAGTCGCAAACTCCTCATAGACCGTAGGGAGGCACTCGAACGTCTCGGTGGTCGCACGGTCGATGGCCAACTCTGCTCCCCCCACGTCCGTCTGAAACTTGGGAGCCCAGGACTTGACCCAGTCCGTTGCCAGCGGAATCCAGGGCATGTCCTTGACATACTGAACAGCGGTCCGGTCGCCCTTTTCCGAGTAGACGCTGCGGAAATGGGGAGGATTGCGGGTGACCAGGATCAGTTTCTTCACGGCATTGTACTCGATCGTGTCGACATCCGGGATGGACCGCAGCGCCGTGGTCATGCGCTCCTCGTCCCACGCTGGGATCGCCTTGACGGGGACAACAATGCGCTCAATCGGCCCTCGAAGGAGATTCATGAGGTAGGCAACTTCGTTGGCCCGGTTGATAACGGGCGTCCCGGAGAGGGCGACCACTTTGCAGTCAGTTGCCGTGTAGATGAGGTCATAGAGCTTGCGGGCAATGTCCGATTGGTTGGAGGTTCGGGAGATGAAGTTATGAACCTCATCCAGGATGACCACGCTACCCGAATACGGGTTAGAGCCGTCCGCAGGGACATACTTGCCTATGTTCGCAGAGGATAATCCATTGTAACGGATGAAGGTGAACCGCTGGTCGATGATGTCATCAATCTGCTTGGCAATGACGTCCTGGGCTGTCTTGGGCAGGGTGCGGTAGTTGGCCTGTTCCCCCGCTACCGTCGTGAAAAAGGTGCGATTGCGATCCAAGAAGCCATCGGAGATGCCCATCGTCTTGGCCTGCCCACGAGACTCTGGAGTCAGGGTTTGCTGGCGCCAATGCTGGTCATACATGTAGAGGGGGTCCCCGCACTTGCGCAACTCTCCCTTGTAGTTCTGTTCGAGCGAGGCCGGGAGCATCACAAAGACCTTCTTGGTGCTCAGCAACGACTCCGCCACTGCGATCGAGGAGCAGGTCTTTCCGGAGCCGAGCCCATGGTACAGCAACAGGCCTCGGTAGGGTGTCTCAATCATCAGGTAGTCCCGAACGACCTTCTGATGGGGAAGCAGTTCACGGATGTTGGTTCCCCCCATTCCCGAGCAGAGGTCCACGTCTGCGTCCTCGGCATCCGTGGCAATCTTGCGGTATTTCAGAAGGGTTCGTGTGACCGAGTCGGCAAAGGCTTTCCGGTTCGGAAGGACAGAACTCATTACTTAGACGTCTGTCATTTTTTGACGCACCAAACGACGTAAAACTTTACGCCGGAAGAAGTAATGGAGTCCCGCTCCCGCCTTTTGTGGACGGTCACTGTCTACTTCTTTCTCATGGCGGCCTTCATCTGGGCCCAGCCAAGTATCGCCTTCGGTCGCGAAGGTCGGATTCGGCCGTTTGGAACGAGTGACCGTGAGGCCACAGTCTTCCCTCTGTGGTGGTGGGTGTTTCTTATCGCAGTGGTGTCCTATCTGGTGGTGGTCGCAGCCAATGGCTTCCGGGCTTAATCACACGTAAACGTCTGAAGCATCAGCCGAAGACGAGTCAACATTCCAAGGCGCTCCACATGGTGAGGGCGCACCAGGGCTTCGGCCTCTGCAAGCGTCTTCCACGCAATCCCGGAGATTTCTCTCCGTTGCATGGGAGTCAGTCGCTGCGTGAGACTCACAAGGTCAGGCTGGGTCAGCAGTGCGACAAAGTAGACGTGACGATAGCGAACGTTATTCAGGCCCATAAAGGTCTCTTCAAAGAGGATGTTCTTCAGGACCGTGTAGGCCTCCCGAGGGATGTTGGTCTCTTCCCCAAACTCCCGCACGGCGCAGGCCATATCCGTTTCCCCTCGCATGCGACGCCCCTTGGGAAAGCCCCATTCAGGCTCCGTGTAGACAGACAGGTTCTCACGCATCAACGCCACACGATCCAGTTGGTTGAACTTCTCACGGCTCGGGAGAAAGTCAGACGACGAGCGATCATCCCCCCACAGTTGTCGCCACAGGACTTCGAAGGAGTCGCAGGCGATCCCGGCCTGTTCCTTCAGAGTCATGTTCTGAATGAGCGTTGCGACATACTCCAGATTGGTTCCGTCATACTTGCCTCGCATGAACTCGGCGAAGCTCATGCTGTCCTTGCGGCGGATCATCAGGACCCGAATGGCGGAGGGGTCAACCGGGAGGGTTGGGCTCTCAATCAGCAACACACCGCAGGAGAGGACAGGGTCTCGACAGGTTCGAAACAGGTGACCCTTCTCCCCGCAGTTGTTACAATACATTACAGTCTGAACGAGTTGTGGTGACGACGTCCGTTTTTCCATTGCCTACTGAAGGAGAGTCTCAAGAAAGTTCCTCCGGTAACGATAAATGGGAGGCTTCACGTCCAAACCTGCGTTGACACCTGCCGGCATCATGGTTGCAGGACCCGCCCCCAAGGTCGATCAGGGAAGGGGGTGGGGAGGTATCCTCTTCTCTGTGGCGGGAGGACTCCTGCTGCTCTACCTTGGGATCCTCTTCTTTAATTACATCCAGAGGTGGAATGGACAGCCCGGGGTCCAAAGCCCCTTTGGAACGGGCACGAAAGGCTCTGGGGACAAGACCCCGTCGCCGGTTGACGGGAAGACCCGCATCGTGATTCCATCGGCAGATGCCCCGTCCACCGGTGGGGCCGACTGGGGTCTCCAGTACTGGATGTACATCTCCGACTGGAACTACAAGTTCGGTGCGGACAAGGACGTTCTCAAGCGTATTGTGCCGAACAACGCCGCAACCACTGCGCCTCGCATCTTCCTGTCTCCGTCCGACAACACGCTGAATGTCCAGATCAGCATCTTCCCAGCGAATTCGGCGGCCGGCGCAGCAAACCCGACCTCGAGTTCCACGGGCGACTCCTTTACCTGCAGTGTTGAGAATGTGCCCCTCCAGTCGTGGTTCGCCGTCTCCGTCACCTGCTTCCAGCGCAACCTTGACATCTACATCAACGGTCGCCTCGTCAAGTCCTGTGTCCTCCCGGGCGTCCCGAAGCCGGCCGTCGGGGACATCATCCTCAACGACACCGGTGGGTTCAGTGGGTCGATCTGCAACCTCAACTGGTACAACTCCATGCTCACGCCTGACGAAACGAAGGGCTTCCATGCAAAGGGAACCCAGTGCGCACCTCCTTCGGCGGCGGGCGGAACTCCTGTGGACGAGACCGGCACCTTTGTGACTCTCTTTGGCTATACCTTCCGCTTTAGCAAGATCGGGAAGGATGGCAAGGAACTTAGTAGTTATACTTTGTAAACGGCAATGCGGATTCTGCTGAAGTGCCCAACCCGGTCGAGACCGGACAAGATTCTGTCAACGCTTCAGAAGTATGTGACGCTCGCCAGCGACAGATCGACCCTCGGAGTGGCGATCTCCTGCGACGACGATGACATGGGAATGCGGCAACCGTCCATTCAGACCAAACTCCATACGCTTCTGGCTCAGGTTGCCTGGCACCAGATCTTCTTCGGACCGAACAAGTCGAAGATCGAGGCCTGTAACGCAAACATGGGCGAGATTGACTGGGCGTGGGACATTGTCGTGCTCGTCTCAGACGATATGATCCCCCAGATGCCCGGATGGGATGCGGTGATCCGCACCCATATGAAGGCGTATTTCCCCACCACAGATGGCATCCTCTGGTGGAACGATGGATATCAGGGAGAGAAGTTGAATACGTTGTGCATCTACGGACGGACGATGTATGAGTCTCTGGGGTGCATCTACCGTCCGGAATACAAGAGTTTTTACTGCGACACAGAACTCACCGACCGGTGCCTCACGGACCTTGCGCCCAAGTGCAAGTATATCCCGTACTGCATCATTCGTCACGAGCATCCAGGGACAGGCTTTGCGCAGAACATGGACACCCTCTATGCCAAGAACCAGGGCTATTGGAGTGCGGACCTCTACACCTATGTTCAGCGCAAAGCGTACCCCGTCCAGTGGTCTGTCCTCATTCCGACCATGGCAGGGCGAGAGCAAGGGCTCCTGCGACTTCTCGAGTCCATCCATGAGAAGGCCAAGCGACTCGCCCCGGAGTTGACGTATGAGATTTGTCTTGCCTTTGACAATCGGGAATCGAGTGTGGGAGTCAAGCGTCAGGGACTTCTTCAGGGAGCCAAGGGAAAATACATGTCCTTTATCGATGACGACGACGAGATCACCGATGCCTACATTGAGGACCTCTGGGCGATGATTCAGGGGGAGCACCACACCATGCGCCTCCGTGGACAGATGTCCGAGTATCAGTTCGTTCATAGCACGGAGATCACGCTGTCTAGTTACGCCGCCACACGGGATGAACCGCCCTTGTTCCAGCGCCCTCCCAACCATCTGAACCCCATGCTGACAGACGTTGCGAAACTCTGCACCTTCAAAGATGCGAGGCGTGGGGAGGACCTGGACTGGGCCATGTCCCTCTACCGGACCGGGTCGCTGAAGACTGAATACCGGTCAGATCCCTCGCGCATTCATTACATCTACCATGCTGGCAATCGACTCCCTGGCCCTGCGATTGTGCGGAGACAGCGAGACATGACATATGAGACGCTTCTGGGTCTTGTCTGGATTCCCGGAGCCATCCCGGAGCCTCCTCCCCCTCCCCCACAGTCCAGTCCTCGGGTTCTTCGATTGGGACCGAAAGGTTTCGTTTCTAAGTAAAGGACAATGGAAACGTTCACCATCGTCTTTTGGGTGGTCCTTCTCCTTGGACTTGTCTATCTTTGGGTGTACTCCCGCACCCCCCCAACGTCTGACCAAGTGAACATTGTGGCGGGGTCGTACTCCGGGAAGGAGAGTAGGACGGTGGCCCCCCGTCTCCCCCAGTCCTTCAATGAACCGGAGGGGCTCACGTATTCGTACTCCGGATGGGTTCTCGTCAATGACTTTGGAGAAGGCTATGGAGAGCGCCGGACAATCTTCAAGGTCGGCGACGAGAGTCCGGCCCTGTACATTGACTCGACCTCCAACTCGTTCATTGTGGCCGTCAAGACGTTTGGGGCGACGGAGACGATCCTCATTCCCAGCGTCCCTGCGATGAAGTGGCTCCACATTGCCATCGTGGTCGATCAGCAGGCCATCGACGTCTACATCAACGGCACGCTGCGCCAGCACCACACGCTCGGGCAACTGCCGAAGCAGGCGACGTCTCCGACTGTTCAGATGGGGCCCGGGTGGAACGGCGTTCTTGCGAGGTTGGTCTACTATTCTCGGGCCTTACAGCCCATGGAGATCAAGCGCCTCGCATCCCAGCCTGTCCCGGATGATCTCCAGAAGAAACCTGCGGCCCCGCAGTATTTCGACTTGAGTTGGTATATCGGGCGTTTCTATTCTAAGTAACTACCAAATGAGCGCCGGTGGTCAACGTGGAATTGATGTGTCCGGAATCACAGGACTGCGTCTTCAGAATGCGTCGGATGTCGTGACACGCAAACAACTTCAGCTTACCTACCAGACCTATGCGTCGGCGACGGGCGCAAATGCCTACATGGGCGATCAGGTCAATGCGACGGGAGCCTTTCTCCAATTCCGGGCGGGGCGCAAGGAGCAGATCGACCCCCAGGTGGGCCCGACGACCTGCACGGCGTGTGTGGGGCTTCCCTACTCCCTCCTCCCCACCTCCGGACTCCCCTGGACCTTCCGCAATCGCACTTAATACGAACTCTTCAGCCGAGCCTTGCGCGTTTTCTTGAGCGCATTGCGAGCCTGGGCCCGCTTGGTCTCCGAGTCCCGGGGATTGTAGGTAAAGAAGAACTTCAAAAAATCAACAGACGTCTTGTTCTTGGACAATTCGGTGTAGAGGTGAGCCTTGTGCCGTTTCATGTCCACCAATGTCTCTTGTGTTCCGATACAGTCAATCGGAGTCAAGAGGGCATACCTGCGCTTCTCCTTGTGAGAGGCCAGATCGACCAACCGTTGCGACACGCAAAGCAGGTGGGTGATCTCATCCTCGTCGACACCTGAGTAGGTGTAGGCAAAGAAGAACTGGAGCATCGTCGGGATCGAGGCCACACGGATCCCATTGGCCATCTGGTGGTAGGAGTGGCATGCCGCCGTCTCGTGAATCCGGAGCAGAACGTCACCCTCCTCGTCCAGAACATCCACGTGGCCCGGGAGAATCTCAGAGCCCTTGTGGATCTCTGTGGTCTTGCCTTCGGTGAGGGCCTTTATCTCCTTTGCTTCGGCCAGGATCGTCACCGGCGTCGTCCACTTGGGGTCCCGCCTTTGGTGAATCTGAGAGGCCGTGATCCCGAGAAGAACAACCGGCTTCGTGGTCAAGATCTTCTCAACCGTCTTGCGATTCGTCTCCGAGAGCGTAGGATCCGCAGGGGGCTCACGCTCCAGGGGGCAGGCCATTGGATAGGACCGATTGAGCAATTGGAGACGGTGGTAGACCTTGGACCAGCGAGACACGTCGCCATGCGGGCGAGACAACTCGAGATACATGGACAGCCGCAGGAAGTTGGGCGTCACGTAGTGAATGCCGTCCCGGATGAGGTCCTCCTTCCACAGCCGGTCGAAGACGTCCTCGTCGAGATGCGTAATATCGGCCACACCCTCGTAGTTGGCAAAGACCTTGAAGGTGCCCAGGTGCATTCCCGGCTTGACCTCCACCGTGTCAATCCCTGCGGCTGCGAGTTTGTTCGAGAGAACCATCGCATGCTCCTGCGGGGTCTTGGAGTAAAAGTCATAGTCCGGAATGGTCGTCGCCGGGTCGTAGAAGCGATCCTTCTCGGGCAGGAGGTTGTTGATGGCGGTGCCACCGTAACACAGGACGGGATGCGTTTGGAGAAACTCCTTGACGATGGCGAGACTCTCCCGAACACTCGGGTTGGCTGCAGCCTTCTTATCGTTTTCGAGTTGAAGTTTGTCGATAATCGGCTGTAGGTCTTCCATTGTAGTAGAGAGAGAAAACGGATTCGAGGCTGTTTTTTCCTGGAGAGGCAGCAAGGATGCCTCGTCGTTACAATCTTCGTGCTCGCACCCGCGATGTCAAGTGGATTGAAGATGATACACTGAAGACCAAGGACGAGACTGAATCCGAGGAGGAGGACGAGGACTACGAGCCCCCCGTCGAGGACGAGTCTGAGGAGGAAGACGAGGAGGAGGATGAGGAGGAAGACGAGGAGGAGGACGAGGAGGA